TGCTTACGAGCAGTATCTTTACCTGCGTCTGTTCCATTGTTCCAGAGTTGTGAGTTGTACTCAGATACTGGATCTTTCTGACCAAGAGTGGTTAGAGAGTTTTCAATGTACCAACCACCAGGACCTTGAAAGGCATGGGAGTATAGTTTTACAAATGGTAGATCTTCACCATCTGGTGCAGGTAGGAAACGAATAACAGCATAGCCATTGCCGCCTTTGTCTACTTCTAGTTTCCATAGACGGTCATCACCTTGACCACCTGTGTTATTCATTTTCTCGACTTCCTTCACAAGTTTTTGTGTAAGAGAGCCTAGTTTTGATTGCTTTTTAAGTTTAGCAAACGACATTAGATTTCCTCGGATTAATTTGGATTAAATTGGATTTGATTTTATTATAACAAAAATTCAATCAATCGTCAATACTCTGTTTAAGAGATTCGATTGTTTGAGACATACCACTGAATAATACGGATATATCAGTTCCTGCAGGAAAACCCAACAAAATAACTGATTTCTCCAATTCAGATTTCATCTTCTTAGCATTTGGATCATCAGACAAGGATAGCCTTGTATACATAACCCTCTGCATATCTAACAATTCAGTTAGATTTTCAATGTGTTCTATTTTCTCTTCACGAGACAATGAAACATAATCTTGTGAAGCATTATACACAATGGTCTGAAGTTCATGAATTTCTCTCATCTCTCTCTGAACTATTTCAGAATCGAAAAAGTTACTCATTTACTATACCCCTAAGTATATTTTTAAAATGAAACACATTAATATTTATGAAGGGAAGATACTTCTTTAATTTTAAACTTACGGTTTCCCATACAGGATCTGTAAGTTTCTTATCGAAATTTTTTTGGAAAGAGAAAATTTTTTCCAGAATAGAAAGTGTCTCTAACGATACTTCTCCACCCAGATACTTTTTTAACAACAGGGGATGACCCTTCGAGCAACTGAACACTTTCGATAAGTCGTTCTCTGAGAGTAAGTTCTCTGATTGTTCCTTGAACATATACGTCAAACTCTGTTGCCTCATTTTCCATTCTGCGTATGTTCTTTCTCCAGAATTGATAATTTCTCCAATCCATAAATTTTGGGGGTTAGTAGCGTTTACGAAATTTGATAAAAGAAAATCAACAACTTCTTGATCTGTATACTTCCTAGAAGTCTTCTCAAACCAGTACTTATCCTTTCTTTTATTAAATGCTGTTATTGTAGCACGAGATTTACCTCCATACTTAAAAAAGTCAAATTTAGGGTTAGTAAAATGACTTTTCATTGATAAGTATGTTCGATAAGTCTCAAATGGTGTCACCTTCATCCTCTTCAGTCTCAAACTCTGTAATAGCATCAATAGGCACTTCTGCCTCACCTACCCTATACCAATGAACCATCTCACCAGACTTCCAGCTTTTTCGTTCACCAAGATATTCAAGGTCAGGCATATTATAGTCACGCAAAATCGCTTGTAAACGATGATGTAGTAAATCTAGTTCTGAGATTTCCATTATTCATTACCATGATATGGTGTTTTATTGCTATGTGAATTAACTATTCTGAAACATTTATCTTTTGCAAATGTATCAAGATCGTAATAAAAATATTGGCGACCATAACGAGGAACATCTTTTACAGTAATACCTAAAGGATTAATAACTCCACTTGGAGATGATGTTTTACATAGATCAATTGGATCTCCATCTTTAGGATTCCAAAACCAAGGTACACAACTATCAGCAGATAATATTGTAGCACAACATTGAATTGCTGTCATTCTCATATGACAATCATGCCAAGCATCAAAGGTATCACGAAGAAAAAATGGATGATATTTAATGTCATCGCTTACATCCTCCCCTTTAGTCATATCTGAAGTAAATTTAACTCCATTTGTTGAATGTAATATAATATCTGGTTGAACTTCAGAAGCCATTTTATAATTTAAATGATTATTACCATCCCATTCCCACATATCATTGCATATTAAATTCGCCATCTTATATTCTCTATCAATTCTATGGGGTAATTTAAATACATTTATTTCATCACCTGGAACAACAAAATCATCTGCTCCAACACAAGCAATTTTAGTTGTGGTTGAAAAAACATAACATCCACCATCTCTTGCTTCATAATGTCTAATCTGATTTCTATTAAGATGTCCTTTTTGTTCAGGTTCTGTAAATAATGTACCTAAATGAAATATAATATCAAATCCCTTTAGATAATCTTCAATCTCACTCAAGGCTTCTAACAATTCATCTCTATTCTCCCATAAACACTCTGGTTCATACCCAGAAAGAGCAGCTTCTGGAGTAAGAAGATGATCTACTTTATTTTCCTTTGCCCAATCAAGTGCCTTTAATATTTCTCTTTTATTGAACTGTATATCAGTACTAACAGGAATTTGAGCACCAGCAATTCTAATAGTATTGTTTAATAGCATTTTTTGTCTTTCCAACCCTTTTCTCTCTTAACATATGCTCTTTCGCTATCAATAACATTATCTTTAATAGTAAATCCCCTTCTGGAAAACATAAGATTAAAAGATAAACTAATTCTAGTGCTGTCTGTCTTATTATCTCTTGTTCCATGCCCCATAAATCCAGGCCACATCATAATTATTCCTTGTTTCAAAGGCATTTCACTGGAAGTAGTACCACAACAAAGGTCCATAATCAGATTTCCAACTTTATCGCTATGAGGGTCTTGAAAAAATAAATTACCATCCTTTCCATTAGTTTCTATATAATAAACTCCAGAAATATCTGTAGGTCCATGAGTATGTTGAAGAGCATGTTGACCCTTTTTAGTATTAGTTAACCAAGCAGAATCTATAATATATTCTTTTGTAATATTAAACATTGGATTATCAAAAGTACCAATATATAACATTACATGTTTATGTAAAAAATTAATAAATTTCTTACAATTATATTGTTTCAGAACATTATTATTAAAAGCACTTGGTGATAATAAATGAGAACTATCTGGTCTATTTTCTAACTTTTCCCATTTAATTTTTTCACAAACACTATTTAATTCTTTTTGAATAGAATTATATTCATCAGGATCTTCATAAGTATCATGAACATAAATTGGTATAGGAAAATAAGGTAATACTGGCATTAGATTGGTAATTTAGCTTTAGAAGTTGCTTTCATAAAATTAAGACGAGTTGCATCCCATTTTAATCTTTCTTTTAAAGGTTTTGAAATCAATTTAGATACTGATTCTACCTCAATATTATTACTATCACAATAATAACATATGGCATCAATATAATTAAATCCCTCTTCTGCTACGATCTTTTCAATTTCCATAGCAAACTTTTGAGGTGTGAGAAACTTGCTCTCTATCGCCTTTTCTAGTTCTTTATTTGGTTCCATAGAGCTCCAGTTTATCTTTAACAAATTTGTTAATGTATTTTCCGAGAAGTTTGATGTACTTCGCTTTGTCTCGTTCTTCATAAATTACACACTCGCCATTTTCGCAGGCCATAATGATTACCAGTTTTTTAATCGATATTCCCTTCATCTCATATAGCATACAACCGTATGCCATGCACTGAACAAAATAGTGTTCTATCCAATTCCGTGGTTTAGGTTTCTTAGATGTCTTAAAATCTATTATAGCTAACTCGCCATCATACTCAGCAATACAATCAACGGTTCCAGCAATACCTAATTCTTTACTATATAGCGGTCCTTCCAGAGCGTATATATTGTCTATTTTATTTAATTTACCCTTAGCAATCTTAAATAAAAAGTCTGAAATGGGACGCACTTCAGGCAAATCTTCATTCTTCAGATAGTGTTCTGTAAGCGTATGCATATCGGTTCCACGACTTGTTGCCGCTTTCGTAATACGATCTGCTTCTTCATTACCTACCTTTTTTCTCCAATTAATAAAAATTTCTTTATTAAAATGACTAGTTACTGAAGTAATAGAAACCATTTTAACGAGTTCATCCTCATCAGGAATCTTATAATAACGAACTCCATCTATATGTTCTCTTTCAAGAGGTTGGAGATCTAAATCAACATGATTAAATGGCATATCTATTAACTCTATAATCTGGAACTAGCATGTGAGGCAATCTTAAGTCAGAAAAGAAAAAAACCTGAGTTAACCGAAAGTCATCATCATTCGGCATCCAATAATTAGTCTGACCATGCATATGATGACCACTGTAAACAATAGCCCTATTATAGCAGTTCTTTACCTCCATAGTCAAGTCAAAACACCCATTATTATCAACAATATTTTTTCTATACCAATCAATATCATTAATATTAGATGTATCTTTATCACCTAAAACACCATAATATGGATCTTCCTGATCAGGTGGTTTAATATCATCTGATTTTGGTAGATAAAAAGAAGTACCATTATCATTTATTGGTTCGGGATCCAAATAAACGACAGCAGCAATGTTTACTATGCCATCATGATGAATCCAACCTTGATTTACTGGATCATTAGAATCACTAGAAAATCTCCATATTTTTTGAAATGCAGTAACACAATTATAATTACATATTTTAGAATCATCAAAATCACCAAATATTGATAATAATTTTTTTGCACATTGTTCTTTAAACTTTGGATCAACAAGACCAAGTTCATCAGACCTTAATCCAGGATGAGTTCCTTTTTTATTGTCATAATTAAGACTAAGAGCAAACTCTCTTACAAGATCTGGATCTTTATAAAATCCATCAAATGATGTATTAGGAAACGGATAGATCATAATTCACCAATCATATCTGTTACATCTACTTGATGGTATTTTATTAACAGAACAATGAATATCATCTATAAAGAAAACCTGAGTTAATCTAAAATCTTCATCATCTCTCCAAAAATTTGATGGAGCATGAGCAAGTTGACCATCATAAATTATAATTCTATTATAAGCATTTTTAACTTCTAATTGAACATCATAAGGTTTATTATTTTCAACTATCGTTCTTTCATACTCTTTTAAAGAATTAGCATCAACTGCCATTTTATCACCCAAAACATCAAGAGAGACATTAGGTAAAGGAGGAAGTGTTTCACCTAATCTTTTTTTAAAAATACTAGTTCCACTACTAGAATCTGGATTTTTACTTAAATAAACGACTGCTGCTAACACAGAACCATCTTTATGAATCCACCCATCATTTGCTGGACTACAACGATCCTTAGAAAATCTATATGTTTTATGAAATGCTGTCTCAGCATCTATAATAAGATTAGGTTCATCAAAATCATCAAACATTGATAAAAGTTTATTAAGACTTTCATGAGCAAAATTTCTATCAATTGTAGATAAACATTTTGTTCTACAACCTGGATATCGACCTTCAGTTGAATAATAATCTAAAGAAAGAGCAAAATCTACTACTTTCTCTGGATCTTTATAAAATCCATCATAACAAACTGTCGGAAATCTCATAATCCAGATTCAAGTTTGGCAATAATATATTCTTTAACAAGTCCTGAACGAACAATGTCCTCGACACCAAATTCTATTATATCGAAAGAAGGCATTTTACGCAAAACACTCATGAAGTCTACAATACCATTACGATCATTAGTTTTGGTAAGATCACTCTGACTCGCATCACCACAGAACATAATTTTTGAGTTTTCGCCCACACGAGTAATGATAGAATCTAATTCGTGGAAATTGAGGTTTTGAAACTCATCAACAATCACAATAGAATTATCTAAAGTAGTTCCACGAATAAAAGAAGTACTCCAGAACTTAATACTTTCTTGTGCCTTTAAGTTACCATAGAGCATCTCAAAGTCAGCATCAGAAGGCATCTGGAACATATACTTCACCATATTCTTATATGGAATTTGGTAAATATCTGCTTTATCTTCATGATCACCAGGTAAGAACCCAATCTCACGAGTAGATACTAATGAACGAACCAAGTAGATTCTCTCATATGGAGTATCTGTAGAAAGAACATCTTTTATTGCATTATATAAGGTAATAAATGTCTTACCTGTACCAGCAATACCATAAGCAATAAGATGTTTTCCTTCCTTATAAGAATCAAACAATCTTTTCTGATTATCTGTTAGTGGTTCAATATCAACAAGATAATCAGTATTAATTGGTTTCTTTCTTTTTATTTGTTTGGTCGTCAATCCAACCCCGATAGGTTGTTCAACCTTCT